TCTCTCAGCTGGGCCAGCTTATCTGGGTCATATTCACCCCGACGGGCCCGGACAGACTTGAGCATTTTGATCTCGGAAGTCTGCTGCTTGGCCAGCATCGCCGCCTGCCACTTCTTACGAATATAGCCCGACAGCGCTTGTACTACGGGCTGTGAGTTGGCTAGCTGAGCGGCTGCTTTAGATTCTTCTTGCAGCGCCTTCACAGACTTGATGGTGACAAAACCACCCGCCGAGACAGTCCCCGGCGCATTGCTATTCGTAATGTTAAGTCCAAGTTGCATATGCGTCACACTTTAAACATGATGGGGGTGTATCACTGCGCAAGCGTTTTGTCAAGACCAGACATAGTCAATCTTCTTAACCTCAACCGCCTTACGCTGCCACGTGTCTCCAGTCACATTACCGTCTGCATGGAGGCACGCATACTGGTGCGCATCGGCAATGTGGGAGTGATGATTCTTCTCCGGCTTGTCATCTCTGTCGCCGTTTTGCCGGATTTTATACCTATATCCACCGCGAAGGGAAGCAATTAAATGCGTACAACACGGATCAATTAGATGGGCAGGTTTACCATCTACAGTTCTAGTGAGCATTTTATCGACTGCGTTGATACGTGCCACAACACTGTTTGACTTGGCCGAGACCACCCGGAAACCCTCTGCCCGCAGGATGTCAAACACCGAACGCTCGTCCGTCTGCGCCCGCTGCTGCCCCGCCGGGTCACCCACAATCAACACATTCATCCCCGGGAATCTGTTGGCCAGCAACGGTTTTAACTTCTCCCGACAGAACCGCAGTGTTCCCATACCGTCCGACACCAGATCAGCGAACGTGAGCAACCGCCCCTGTGCATCGACTTGGTTTATGGTGCAAGCAGGCGTGAGCCCAAAGTCCATCCCGATCATGAGTGGGTGAGTCTGGAGCTTGATGTGGTTTAAGGTCTGTTTCGCAACATGCACATCCCTGTCAAACGCCCGGAACACTGGCTGGCCAGACAGCGATTTACCAAACTCACCGTGTACATACACGTCAATCCAGTCTTCTGACTTACCTTCGCACAGGTTCTCGTAGTACCCATCTGGCAGATACTGAACCCAATCAGCTTCCTGACTCAAACCACTTGGCTGGATGGTCACGTGCATGTTGGCCGGAGGCTCGTTGAGCAGCGTTTCCCAAAACGTATCCATGTCCGGCGGGTTGGTAGCACCCCACACTTTGTGAATCTGCTTGCCGTTGTCATCGCACGCACCAACGCCGTTCATCGTCTTATCAGGATATCGCCCCAAGCGACCCGTCAGGGCGTTGTAAATGTCGGGGTTGATCTCACGGAATTCATCCATGACACCGAATGTCAGCTGTAATGAGAGTAGTCGTCTCACGTCGTTGGCATCATCCAGTCCACGGAACAGTACCTCGCACTCCACGTCGTCAAACTTCAGCTGAAACTTACTGTTGGTCTTCTCAAGTATGCCCGCTTCACCGTCGGGATACCATTTCAAGAAGTCAGGGATCGTCGTGTCCCACAGCATCTGGCGGGTGTTACGAATCACAGCCACACGACTACGTCGTATGCCGTCCGGTGACGCCTTGACTCGCTTGGCTTCGTAGCCGATCTTGATGAGCGCCGCCGTTGTTTTCGTCGAACCCACAGGCCCTACAACAAAGTTTGCAAACTTGTCAGCTGTAAGAAACGGAACTACCGATGTAGGCGGTGTGTAGACTAGGTTAGCCATCTATGGTCACAGGTTGTGCGCCCTGCGGTATGTTGATCGTGATGCTGAATTTCGGTGCAGCGTTTGTATTGACTTCCGCATTCTTCGGAGCTTTCAACCCTGCCACGTCGGTCAGCGCCTGAAACACCGAGAGCTTTTGCAAGATGGTAGTGTCGTTTGATATGGCCTGCTTGAACATCATGCTCATCATCTCCTCGGCCATCATCCCCGCCTTGAGACGGAACGTCATGCCGTTGCGTTCAAACTCTGCACGTTGAGTCTGTACTGCACTGATGAATGGTGGCCACTGAGAGAGGCGCTCCCACTTCTCACCCTCAAAACCAAAACGCTGCGCTATGGACGCAGGGTCTTCCAAACCAGCCGCACATTCCCATACGAGCTGTGGCGGGATATCCAACGTGACATGAGGTTCCGTCGCCATCGGCGACAACGCAAATTCTGTGTGGTTGTCTATCAGGTCTTCATTCATGTTCTGCTACGGCTTGTTTCAAAAAGTCAGACAAGGCCCGACGGATTAACTCCGACACAGTGAGCCCTGTCGCTTCAGACATATCGCGCAGTTCATCCATGATCTGCTCTGGCAAATGGAAGTTGTATCGCTTCATTTCATCTTTTTAAGGGTCTGGGCCAAGCGTGCTCGCTGGCCAACCTTGCCGCCTTTTTCAGCAGCTGCGGCTAGTTTCTTTGCTGGGATTTTCTCGCCAGCAGGAACACCCAAATCCTTGTGAAGCGCACCGGGTTTCTTAATCGCGCCAGCAATCCAATTTTTTGTAGCCATTACTTTTTCCTCGCAGTTTTTGCAGATTTAATAAAGTCTTGTTTGGTTGGCGCACCTTTTGTGCCAACCTTACGCATTTTTTCTCCAGAGCCTTCAGAGATACGTTTCTGTTTGGCATGGATATTGGCATAGAGGCCGGGCTTGGTGGCCATTATTTTTTCTTTTCCATCTTGTCTTGTTTGGCGTAAGCAGCGGGGCTCATCTTGCCGGACTTAATAGCCATCGCAGTTTTCTTGGAGGGCTTTTCACCTTCAGATTTTTCGCCTTTCATGTATTGGCCAACACTGATCTTGCCTGACTTCAGTGCTTTGGCTTCGCCTTTTTCTTCCTTGGTGGACTCTGTACCTTTGAACAATTTCTTCAGATTGGTTGCCATGATGGGCTCCGTTGAGTTATGACGTGTGTATGGTAGCTATATGGGCTGACTTGTCAAGTGGGTGTGCAGTAATGGGTAAGAAGCTCGCCTGCCAATTCGTTGAACCTTGGTCTGAAAACCGGAAAACGACCAAGTCCTCCATCTCCATTGCGCCGATTTAACAACTGCACGGTGACGAGTATAGGTTTTTGAGATTTCTATGCACGTGGCCCGGGATATGTATAAGGTGTGGCAATCGTGTGTATATTGTAAAAATTTGGTCTTGTGATGTGCGCAACAGGTAAACAAGGGCCCCCGTCCGTCTTGCCGTGTCCCTCCCCCCGTCCCGCCCGTCCGATTGTCGGGCCGAAACCATATATGTAGGGCATCGTATCCCTCGGCTTTCAGGCTCATTAAATTGGCAACATGGTTCAGCTTGTGCTGTGCTTCGTGGTTCAAGGCGTCATGCCTTCGGATTCAAGCATGGATAACACATGGTGCATCGTGGGAAAGCAGATCATTAAAAATTCGGATTATGGTGTCGGTATTCTTTGAATACTATGGGCCTAACTTTTTCTCGCTTTGGGTGAAGCAAGCGAGCGGTGATATCCATCTCCAAGACTCAAAGGCTAAACGCATGACGGCAAAGTGCGGGAGATGGTTTCAAGATGTGCATTGCATGGTGTAGTGTGCATCTTCCAAACTAACTGACTCAAAGGACTTCATCATGAATCTCGTCAATATCATCGACAATGGCACATCAATCGTTTTGTCCGCCAAAACTGGCAAAACTGGTTCATTTGCACGGGCTGTGGCTTTCGCTGATCGCCAAACCCGCATGGACATGGGACACGCCATGTACGCCAAGTGGCTCGCCAATGGTCAATATCGTCCCTTGGTTAACGACATCCTCGATACCTTGGTACCCAAGTCAGCCGCACCATTCATCGGCGGTCTTGTGCCTGCGACTGGTTCCGTGTCCAAAGATCAACTGATCGGTTTGTGCATGGCTGTCAACAATGCGGTTGTGACCAAGGGCAAAGAGCTCAAGGGACAAAAGGGTTTCGTGTACGGTGTGGTTCAGCGTATCGCTGAGCAAGGTACCCCTGAAACTATCGAAGCTTGAGCCCCACACAATTCCTGAGCATGAATCAAACTGCTCACCACTTAATCACTTAACCTTGGAGTAAGTCATGCGTATTCATTCCGTACCACGTGGTTCAATGTATCCAATGCCCCCAACAATCAAGGGCGATATTGATAAAGTATTACAAGGTGGTTTGCCCCCTGTTCCGTATCGCACCATCTATACCAAGCTAACTGCTCACCACAAATCAAGACAGAATCATACACACGCATATCGTGCGTATCGTGCCCACGGAACAACAAACATCTATATCGGTGCGTCTGCTCAAGCCAAGCTCGCCTGATTCTTATAATTTTCCGAAGCTTTCCACTGGAATATTCTCTGGAATATTCAGTATTACAAAAAATATAGTTGGCTTTTCAACGACTTAGAGTAATAGTAATACTTTGAATTTTCCAATATTCCAATATTCCAATGAAATTCAGTCAGAAAGGTTTTTGGCTTTCTTGTTGGCGATGTGTGCGAAACGACCACGCAATACATCACATCTCAAAAGTCACCTGACCCTTTTCAAAAACTGGAATATTGGAATATTCTAACGACACCACTAAACGCCCCAGTAGCCGCAAGGGAGATTTGCGGTAGTGTCCACTCACGTGAATATTCCGTGCACTATATTGCTGGAATATTCGATGCAATATAGTGCAGTTTTTTCCCGAGCTATGCGCTCGCACCTATCACGCGCCCCGTAGTCAATCGTTCAACTCACTTACTTGGAGACTCTCATGAAAACCAAACTCATGCACTTGGTAATCCCAAACACCGACCTCGACCACCTCATCATCGAGCCCAACTACGCCACAGATGACCACGACTTTGTGTTCGAGTGCGACATGACCGACAACCCCTTGGACGCAGACGACCCAGAAAACTACCTGCGTGAGTACTTCAAGTCCACAGCACGGAGATAACCCACATGAATACCAAACTCTACATCCTGCTCATGACCGCCATCTCAATGTCCCTGTTAACTTTAGGTTTCATCATTGAGGGTTACATATCCAGCATCGCCCTCATCCTTGGCGGCACATACTTTGGACACATCCTGACCGAAGCCCTCAACAATCCAACCGAGGAATCCCTATGACCACAACCAACCCCAAGTCCATCACTGTGGAAGTCCGTAATGTTTACGGCAATGAGATGGTGTATCCAGCCTGCGACACATCCAAACTGTTCGCTCGCATCGCCAACCGCACCACCCTAAACGCATCCATCCTGAACGATATCGCACAGCTTGGATACCAAGTCAAGACAGCGAGCACGCCGCTCCCATTCACTATTAAACAAGTGCAAACATCATGAACGAAGACTACCACCTACCCATCTGTACATCGTGCTATGCCGTGCGTGTCGAACCACAGCGTAAGCATCTAGCAAGGCCAACGTGTTCTAGTTGTGGCGAGAAGATTGCCAAGCAACAAAAGCACACCATCGTGCCCATGCCCAAGTCAAACTACATCGTGGTAACAGACATGTCGTTGCTTGTCGGGCTCAACTCATCACACAAGGGGAAGTAATGACACATCGCAAATACTATGCACGCAAGAATCCGTGGATGCCACATGGTGGACGCATGACCATACAGCAGGCATACCGAAACTGGATACGACCATACAGAGCCGAGAAAGCCAACAGCATGATGGCATGGCGGTATGAGCGTGAGCTTGCATCATTCATCAACAACAATCCCCGACATCGGTCAGCCGTGGGGTTGGTGCGAGCATTCGGTTCGCCCACATTCTTTCGGGGTGCATACCGCAACGCAGAGAACGATTAGCTCAGCTCATGAGCTAGTGTGCATAGACTTACCTATTAAATTAAACACAAGCGTAGAACTTGTGACAACAGCGAGGTGGTGGGGTAATCACCTATCACGAACTCGCGCATCAACCATGTTGCCAACAAACGCAACTTCACCTTCAAACTGTAACTTACTGAGGAACTTATGAAATACTCTGACATCAAACGCTCAGTCCTGAGCAACTTCAACCGTGGCAACAAGCTTGTGCCGTTCATTAAGGGTAAACCCGGCGGCGGCAAATCAGCCCTTGCACGTGACATCGTCATGGCGCTCAACATCGACCCAAGTCGTGTGACCGAGTTCAACCCATCGCTTCGTGACCCTGTGGACATCATGGGCTTGCCCAAGACTGATGGCGAGTGCAGTACGTGGCTTCCACCAAGCGAGTTCTATCGTATCCGTGACGATGGTACTGACCAACCCTGTGCGCTCATCATCGAGGAATTGTCCGATGCGGCTGTACCCATGCAGAATCCACTGTGTCGTGTCATCCTTGACCGTCAAGCAGGCGAACTCAAACTGCACCCCAAACTGCACATCATTGCAACGGGCAACCGCACCGAGGACAAGTCTGGTGCCAACCGCATGACTACCAAGCTGAGCAATCGTATGCAGAACTTGGACTATGACGAGAACCTAGACGACTGGGTTAACTGGGCGCTTGACCGTGGCATACGCCTTGACCTGATTCAGTTCTTGCGCTTCCGTCCTAACCTGTTGTCTGACTTCCAGCCCAACCGTGAGCTCAACCCAACGCCCCGTACATGGGAGTTCGTCAATGAGGTAGACGCTGAGTTACCCAGTGACTTGTACTTCAGCAACATCTCTGGTCTTGTTGGCGAGGGTGCGGCGGCAGAGTACACAGGCTTCAAGCGTATCTTCGAGAACCTGCCCAACATTGACGGCATCATTCTCAACCCTGCCAAAGCTGATGTGCCTACCGATATGGCTGTGCTGTATGCCTTAACTGGTGCGCTTGCACACCGTGTGTCCGAGGACAACTTCGACCGTGTTGTTGAGTATGTCAATCGTATGCCTAACGACTTCCAAGTCATGTGCATATTGGATGCTCAAAAGCTTGCCCCCAAGATTCGCAACACCAAGGCGTATGTCCAGTGGACAGTCAAGAACGCCAACATCTTAATGTAAGGAGACACCATGAAACTGACGACACTTGCAGAGAAAGCCATGCTGGTCAAGCTCACCACACGACGAGCCAACCTGACCAAGCGTGACACCGTAGCCGAGGAATTCATCCAAGAAGAACTTGGCGACACATCACTCATCGTGAACAAGAAGCTGTTCCGTGACACCATAAACCCAGTCAACATCTTGATGGCAAAGGCGAGTGAACCGTACACCTATCACAAAACGCACACGCTTCCGTATGTTGACAAGGGCCCACGCATCCTGCCAACTGTTCAATACTTGGACTACACAACGAACATGAGACGACTCAAGCAAGAAGTCGAGGCGATGAAGAACTCAGTCATGCCTAAGTATGACGACTATGTACAGCTTGACATTCAATCTCGCATGGCACGGGACGCGGGCAAGCCCAAACCTGCCAAGTACATAGCCCCAAGCTTGGACGATTACCCAACGGCTGAGCAGTTCGACCAAGCCATGAGTATCGACGTGGTGTTCTCACCACTGCCAGATGCACGCCACTTCCTGTTCGACATCAGTGAAGAAGACATGGATGCGTTCAGCAACCAGATGGACTCGGTAGCACAGCGTGCAAGGTCGGAGGTCATTAAACGCATGATGGAACCGCTCAAGCACTTGGTGGACAAGCTCAACAAGCCAATCGGTACTGAGGGACATATCTTCCGTGACAGCGCAGTGGAGAATGTGATCGAGGGTATCGACATGGCCAAGAAGCTCAACGTCAACGAAGACCCTGACATCGTGGAGATGGCCAACACCATCGGTGAAGCGATATCAAAATATTCCAGTAACGTGGCTGTGTTGCGTGAGTCACCAATCGTCCGGGAGCAAGCTGCGGCGAAGCTCGACTACATTGCCAAACAGATGGGAGGTATGTATCAATGATTACGTTCACAGAGTTAGAGGTAGTTCTCATGATTGGCTGGCTCATCACAGTGCTGGCGTTCATGAGTGTCAGTAAGAAAGTAACTTTCCAACGTGGAGTTATGGATGCGATGAACAACATCATCGTGGGAGTAGCCGACAAGAAGCTACAAGTAAGGCGAGATAAAGAAAATAACATTCACATCACATCAATGGAGTAAACATGGCAAGCAAAATGGACAAAGCCAAAGCACAGATTGTGCTAGACCACCCGTTCTTTGCGGCGATTCTTCTGCGCCGTAAGCTGATCGAAACCAAGTCAATCCCCACATTGGCAGTCGATGGGCGTGGGACGATTTACTACAACCCTGACTTCACCGAGGCACTTACCGTACCGCAACTTGTATGGGGTCTGTGTCATGAGGTCGGTCACGTCATCGGTCAACATGCCAACCGAGTAGGCTCACGCAACCGCAAGAAGTGGAACTATGCAGGTGACGCATGGATTAACGATATGCTGGACGATAGCAAGGTAGGTACTCGCATACCCCAGACAGTTGATATGCCGGGCTCCAAAGACCTGACTGTCGAGACTATCTATGACAACCTGCCCGATAACGGTGGCGGTGGAGGTGGTGGCGGCGGTGACCAACCCAACGATGGTATCGGTGACGACATCATTGAAGGTGACGGTGGTAAGCCCATGACATCCGATGAGATTCGTGAGGTCGATGGTGAGATCAAGGTGCAGATCGCTGAGGCGGCACAAGCTGCCAAGATGCGTGGCAAGCTGTCCGGTAAGTTAGCCGATATCGTAGCCAACATCCTCGATGTCAAGACACCTTGGTATGAAATCCTCGAGAAGCACTGCGTCAGTCGTGTATCTCAGGGTCAGACATGGCGTCGCCCCAATCGCAGGTTCGTTGACCACTATCTGCCAAGCGTAGACAAGCTACCGCAAATGGGTGAACTTGTTGTGCAAGTCGATGTATCTGGATCAATATCCAAGCAGGAACTTGACCACTATGCGGGTCACCTATCACGCATCGTCGAGCAATGCCGCCCTGAGAAAGTTCACGTTCTCTACACTGACACTGAAGTGCAGAAGCACGTTGAGTTTGAATGTGGTGAGGAAATCAGCCTCGAGTTCTTCTCAGGCGGTGGTACTGATATGCCAGCAGGTTTTACCTACTGCGATGAGCATGGTATCAGCCCCGATGTGTTTGTATGTTTGACAGACGGCTATACCGACTTCGGTGAGGCTCAACACTACCCAGTTATCTGGTGTATCAGCAGTGACATCGAGGCACCACACGGTGAGAACATCCACTTCGAGATGGCATGATTACCTTCAATGAGCGTGCCGTATGGGGCTGGATTATGAGAGACGATCTGACCCATCGGTACGCAAAAATTGATCGACTCGGAACATCTAATGTGTTTGTAGTCGTCACATGGGACGGCACACGGATGGTGTTCGACTCACTGGAAGAAGCAAAAGCATGGGCAAGCATCGCCCTACGAACTTAATCACTTGGAGGACTTATGGGAATTACATTCAAACGGTGTGAGGAATTGTGGGCAAGACGCAGAGGCAAAGACTGGAAAGCAGTTGAGCGTGATTGCCGACTCACAATGGACGGAGATGACTTTGTTATTACTTACCACGGTTGGTATGACAAAAAAGATGGGGGCAATAAAGGCACACCGTTGTTACGCATCAACCGAGACGACATCGTCACCATTCTTTCCAGCGGTGAAGTCAAAGGCTGGAAACAGCAAATGACTTTGCCAAATCGGTTCACTAGCCTGCTTGCCATGTATGTGTTTAGAAATTCGGCTCTGAAGAATCGTGAACACACTACTCGCATCGGTCTCTATGGAGGACACAAACCATTCTTTATCGGATTACAGATTGACATGAGAAAACGAGAGCTACTTAACCCCAAGGAAGACTTGAGTGTGGTTGTTGACAAGACAGCAATCATCGAAGTTTCTAAGAAGACTAGGACACTACGCAAGCTGACCAAGGGAATGGCTCGAATGGGTGCGTTCAATGACTTG